AGTACTTATTGCCGGTAGACAATACACCCGTGACATTCTTACGCAAGTTAGCAATCTGCACCGTGTTATAGATGCGCTGCTCCGCCTGCTTAATCATTGTATTGATTGCAGTCGTATCAAACGTGTTTTGCGTGTAATCAGTTACCGCAGCAACAAGTTGGGCGTAAGTCATTGCCATTGTATAAACCTCAAGCCATTGGGCCTCTAGACATTACACCTTTGGTAGCCGCGCCTGTACCACGCATTTTAATACCTGATGTTTTAGCTGCTGGCTGTGGACGACGATTGATATTTCCTACAGACATATTGACTGTATTTGCATCACTGTGGTCAGGGCCACTACCGGGATTAGGAGACGCTTGGACTACTTTACCAGTCATGGTGTGTGGCGTGGCGTAGACTTTGGCATCGCCAACTTCTTTACCCATCATTTTTTTGCTAAATGTAGCCATGATTAGCCTCGTTTCTGTGCGGCAATTTTTGCCAAGTTGCGACCCATAGACAACATATCGGCATTGGTTTTACCCTTACCTTTACCCTTGCCGCCCATCGTTTGTTTAGATGTAGGGCCGCTGTCACCTAAATTTTTACCTTCGGTCTTGCCTTTTTTAGCAATGCCGTCGGCTGATCGTGTGTATGCCATTTTAAGCTCCTTAAGATATGCTTACTGTACCAACAAATGTCGTTGCCACCAAGTAGTTTGGCGTCAATCCTGAATCAAAATTACTAGCTCCACCAACTGGATACCAACCCCATTGAATGTCTCGTGAACCACCAGACAAATTACCATTAGCGTTTACACCAGAAGTAACATACGTTGTATCTTTACGTGGGTTGCGCAAAGCTTGCGGATCATCTACTGGAAACGTTCCTAACATTAACTGAGGCTGGTCTGGATCCCAACATTCGGGGCAAACTAGCAACTCATACTTACGTTGTTTAATAATTTCAGTTCTAAGCTGTTTTAATTTGTATTGCTGGCCACAACGATCACACTCAGCAATCGCTATCTTGCCGGATGCATACCGATTACCCATTAGTAACCCCCGCCACTTCCAATAAACATTGGCCTAGGAACAAGGCGAAGCGGAGCTTTCTCACGGTCTTCACCGGCAGCAATCTCAAATGTTTCCGCGTAAATTTGTTTAAGCATCTCAATGCGAGGCATCAGCTCTGGCACTTTAATAGCAATGTGATACGCCAAACCAGCTACTAAAGCAGGTAAAAAACGAAAGTTCATATCTGCTGTTTCCACACCAGCGCCAGCGTCTTGCACTCGGCGCAGTCTCCAGTACACAAACTGATATGGCGTGCTGTTATCAGGCGTAGGCCAAACTGTTACAGCCGGAAGCTGGGGTACAAACACCGCAGTGCCATCTGCTTGGGCTGCTGCTGTTGTGTTGTTCTGTCCACGGAATACACCACCTAGGGTATTCCCTGATACGTATGTGTAATAAATATCTTCTGTACCCAAACGAATAAAGCCTGATCCTGCTAACCCAACTACCGTGTTAAGCGTGATCGTTGTGGCCGTAGAAGTGAGGGCTCCATCCAATACTGAATTTGTTGGGTTGGTTTCGCCAGAAAGCCTTTGAATCCAGACTTGAATTGGGCGAGCTTGGCTAAGCTTGTTGGGGATAGTTGCGTAAGTAGAAACGCTAATGCGTGTAATAGTTAAGTCTGCTTGCGTAGATGCAGTGTTAGACCCCGTGCGAATCACATGCTCCAACAAATCAATGGTGTCGGTGGGCAACGCATACGTAGCCAAGCCGGGGGTCAAATTAATGATCCCTTGCTCCATCGTCCACATGTTAATACCCTTAGACTGCCACTCAATGGTCATCAAATTCATTGATCGGCGGGCAGTTCTAAGATCGTAACCAGAACGCATTTCACGACCGGCTCGCTCCCAAGCTTCCTCGGCAATCTCCGTGAAGTCCATATTGAAAAGGGTTGAGCCGGTAGTGGTCATTTGTGTCCTAGAAATCTTTTATCATTTCTGCGCTGTCTTTGCAGACTCAATAAAAGCCTGTGCCGTGGGCGCACCTTTGGCTCCGGGCTTACGCATTTTCTCTTTAGAGCCAGCAGCTATACGCTTCTTCTTTGCGTTAATGTTGGCATACAAGCCAACAGGCCCGCCTTCAGCGTACTGAGTAAAGTCGGTGTCATCACGGCGAGCTTTACGCTTTCCGCTTGGCATTTTGCTTGGGAGAACGGCTCCCATTCCACGACTTGCCATCATAATTTAGCAGGCGTAACCGCCGCCTTTCATGGTAATCATGGTGCCTTTGGTCTTGCCTTTAGTAGCGCAACCATCAGCACGGCTAGATGCCGATCCGCCTTTAGATAATTTCTTAACTGAAGCGCCATCAATGTCTTGAGGAACAGGCATACCTTCACGAAACACTGTGTCTTGTGGGACAGGTTTCTTGGGGACAGGTTTTTTAACCATAGGTTTAGACGCTGGCACACCTTCAGGATCTGTTGGGGGTTTACCCATTTCAGCGGTATAGATGCCGCCATCAGCATATTTTTTCATGGCTTAGCACTTTCCGCCACGTTTCATGGCAATCATTGTTCCTTTGGTTTTGCCTTTAGTAGCAATACCATCACGGCTAGGAGAAGCTGTTTTTACTGCGCCCATCTTAGATGCAGCCATGCCACCGTTCTTCATACCATGCGCTTTAGAAGCAGGGGCCGCAGCGTGAGCTTTCAAAGAAGTAGCAATACCACCTTTTTTCATGCCGTACTCAGCTTTTTCATGTTTGACCATGGACTTGGGTGCGCCCTTTTTTTCCATGAAAGAAATTTCTTTTTTTGCCATTGCTTTAGATTCAGCCATATCACCACCTTTAGAAAATTTACGGCCTTTATCGGCCTGATTAAAGTCTTTACCCACAGATTGTGGGACACCTACTTTCTTAGCAAACGATGGCGAATGTGCTATCGCAGCCATGAAATTGTGTTGCTTTTTACTTGTGCTCGGCATCATTATCCTTTTTGCCGAATAAGCTGGTCAATCTTTTCTTCAAGCCTGTTAAAGCGTTGGTCAATGTGGTCAGAAATGCGCTGCACTTCTGTTTTAGTAACGAAATCACGATGGTTTTCCTCTCGTGTTATGTTGAGTAATCGCTCAACGCGGCGTAGCTCAGAAGCTACTTCTTTGAGTTCCGCAAACTTTTCACGCAGGACAAACCCTGCTACGCCAAGAATGGCGGATAAAGCTGCTGACCAAAGAACGTGGTAGTCCATTACAGATACCTACCTTTAGTTTTACCGCGCTTGGCAATACCATCGCCACGGCTAGAAGCGGAAGAAACTTTGCCGCCTTTTTTCATTCCTTTAGGTTCATTGGCTTCGTCAAATCTTTCAGAATCCCCCAAAAATTTATCACGACGACCTACAGAAGCACCTCGTAAATCCATAGCTTCTTTTGCATCCTCTGGTTTTGGTTTAAATCCAAACCCAGCATTGATGCCTTGTTTATACAAATTAAGAGCGGATTGATATTGTCTTTCATATCTTCTGTCTTCCGCCGCTTTATTATCTGCACGATTTGCCGCTTCTGCTGCAAGGTCTTCTGGAGTTTTTACGCGAGCAGTGCCTTCTGGCATAGGTTTAAATCCGCCAGTAATCTTGCCTTGCTCATCTATGGTTACACGACGTGAATTTTCAGCCATGATTAATCCTTAACAATTCCAAGCCCTAAGAGATTTATTGATTCGTGAGTTCGGGTCGTTGGCCGTCTTTGCACTCGTTAGCTTCTTTTTCATGCCACTCATCCTTGCACAAAAGGAGTCGCGCCGTGAGCCGCCTTCCGGCTGGGGAGGTTTCAAGTTCATACCTTGCGCTTTCGCGGAGGCCCGTCCCTTGGCGTTTAAACCGCCTTTCTCGGACTTGCCTTCTTTCCTCTGCCATGCTGGTGATTTAGCCATTTACGACTTTCAGTTTGTGCTGGTAAATGTTTTCCAGCAAAGGCATCACAACTTCTTCACGGAAGTTGCGCTCAAATGTTTCTTGTCCTACGTGAGGCAAGCTTATGTCTACATCAAGGTAGACTGTAAAATTCATTTCAGTTGCGCGGTCACAGAACAGGTAGTCTTCACCAACATACTTGCCATCACGGATAGCAAAGTCAAACACTGCTGACATTTTTTCTGTTGGCGATTTCTCATACGTCCACTCTGGATGCGCTGCAATCATCTGCTCAATAACATGGCGTTGGATCAACATGAACCCCGTAGGCGCACGCTTCAAACGCAACATAGAACCTTCAAACTCTAACTCTCCGTTGTCATCGTAGTACACATCAGCAAAGAACTTGGCATCTTTTGCTCTACGTGGGTACGCTCCAGCAGTAATGTCCATGTGACCGCTTTGAGCCATCAGGCGCAGGATGTCGTCAGGCGTGACAATTACATCAGCATCAATAAACAGAAGCTCTGTGCAGTCTGTCTTTAAAAATTCGTGTACCAACGCATTTCGCGCCATCGTAATAATGGAGCAGTTGGAAAGATCAGACAACGTGACAGACACACCAAGGCTCATTGCTTTGGGCATTAACTGCGCCAGAGCAAAAGCTGTCTTGATGTTTAGCTTGCCGTCATAGGCTGGAATGCCTATGAACAGCCTGCGTCCCGTCAGGGTTGCCTGTCTTGTTTCAGCCATAGTAGATCTGCGTTGAATCAATATTAGTCATCAGTGCATAAATGCCTTGAGTAGCCAATACTCCTTCGCCCGGAATAATGGGTGCATTACTAAAGGTATCAGTACTGTCTATTTCGTAAGTCATCAACCAACGACCACCGCCACTTACATACGAAGCCGCAGTAGAAGTGATAGTGCCAGTGTTAATGTCTGTTAACGTAAATGTGCTTGACGAAGCAACAGTAATAACATAGTTGCCATCTGTCGCTGATTGACTTGTATTGCTGTCAAAGTGAATACCAACAACATTGCCCGTAGACAGGCCGTGAGCAGTTTTTGTTACCGTTACAGTTGTACCAGAACGAGCGTAGGTAACGCTAGAAGTCACTGG